TTTACGGGTAGTGCTATATCTGCACAAGTTATTGCAGGAACTGCGGTGGTACAAGTAAACATAGATAATGTAGGATTAGTAACTACTGCATCTTTTAATGCATACACACAATCTACTAATACAGCTATAACTAATTTGAATGCATCATCTGCATCACAACAGATTAGTATCAATGCATTAAATCAAAGTTCTGCATCTCAGCAAGTTAGTATAAATGCATTGAATGTTTACACTGCTTCTCAAGATAGTTCTTCTATTGTAAACTCAATTACTGAATTGAATACATTTAGTGCGAGTGCAAAAATAGAATTAGTAAACTTAAATACATCAGTAACTAACTTAAATTCTTTTAGTTCAAGCACCAATAGTTCAATAACTCAATTGAATGCATCTACTGCATCTCAACAAGTTAGTATCAATAATTTGAATACGACTACTGCTAGTTTGTTAATTGAAACACAAAACTTAGAATTGTTTAGTGCATCTGCATTAATATCAATCTCTAATTTGAATCAATCATCTGCATCTCAACAAGTTAGTATCAATTCATTAAATGCAGCAACTGCATCTTATGTAACAGAAACAGAGAGTGGTTCATTCTTATTGACTGCATCATTTGACAATGGTACAAGAAACTTAACATTCACAAAGGGAAATAATACAACCTTTGCAGTTAATATTCCTGATGTTAGTGGTTCGGCCGGAGACTTTGTAACAACTGCATCATTCAATTCATATACACAAAGTAATGACCAAAGAGTAAGTAGTTTAGAAGCTGCAACATCATCTTATGTGACAGAAAGTGAAACTGCTTCTTTTGCAAGAACGAATGTAGATAATAACTTTACTGCAAATCAAACATTCACAAACATAACTGCAACATCTGCATCTATTACATATCTTACAACTCTTTATGAAACTGCAAGTGTAATATATTCTAGTGGGTCAAACCAATTAGGAGATGAATTAACAGACATACAAACTCTTTCAGGTAGTGTAAAGGTACAAGGTAGTTTAACAGTTAATGGAACACCTGTACAAACAAGTTCAGTTGATATCAGTGCATTAAACCAAGCAACTGCATCATTACAATCATTTACTCAATCAGCACAAATATCAATCAATGCATTAAATACAAATAGTGCATCTGTAAATACATCTATATCTGCATTAAATACTTTTACTGCATCACAATCAACTGCATCATTAGTAACATCTATAACTGAATTAAACACATTTAGTGCATCTGCATTAGTGTCTATAAGTAATTTAAATACTACGACTGCGAGTTTAAATACTTCAGCTAGTTTAGCATTAGTAACTGCATCATTTGATACAGGTACTAGAAACCTTACATTCACAAAAGGAGATACAACTACATTTGCAGTTAATATTCCTGATGTGAGTGGTTCAGCAGGTAACTTTGTAACTACTGCATCATTCAATGCTTATACTGCATCTAACGACCAAAAGGTAAATAGTTTAATATCAGCAACAGGCTCATACGCAACTACTGGCTCTAATGTATTCGTAGGTAATCAAACTATAACAGGTAGTATAAACATAAGTGGTTCAATCAATATGGTGAATGGTGCTGATTTAGTAACACACCATGTTAGAGCACAAGGAAGTAATGGATTAGAATTACAAACATCCGCAGGAACTAATATAGTTCAAATGGGTGCAGGTGGTGGAACACAAGCTGTCTTCGTAGGAGCAGTAAGTGCAAACTCTGTATCTGCATCAACAATAAATGGTTTAGGTGACCCTCTTGCATTCTCTACATCGGTGGATAGCAGATTAGATAGTTTAGAAGGTATAACTGCAAGTGTTAATACATCTGCAAGTTTAGCTTTATATACTGCATCATTTGATACTGGAAGTAGAAACTTAACATTTACAAAAGGTGATACGACTACATTTGCAGTTAATATTCCTGACGTGAGTGGTTCAACAATAGATACAGGTAGTTTTGCAACAACAGGTAGTAACTCATTCATAGGTAATCAAACAGTTAATGGTGTAGTATCTATTAGTTCATCAGCAACATATGATTTGGATATAACAGGTGCCTTCCAAGCAACTGCAGCAAGTAGAATTAGTGGAAGCAATGGTATTGCATCAATTAGTCAAACGACGGTTCAGGTAACATCAGGAAGTGGTGCAAATTTAGTAAGTTCTATTATGGCAAGAGGATATGTAGCAGCAACGAGTGCTAGTAATCAAATTGCATTATATGGTGGAATATCATCAATTGGTGGTTTTGGTAGTGGAAAAGTCGGTGGTGGTATTGCAGTAAGTAGCGGAAGTGCAGGTACTTATTATTTCCCAATTGAATTCCAAGCTTCAACAGCATACACAGATGGTAGAGTAACATTTACAACTCCATTGAGTGCAAGTGCAGGATTTACTGCATCACTACAAAATGGATATGCATGGGTTGGTAATTCATTAGGACAAAATACACAAGTTTTAACATCATCATTCGCAGGAGCAACAATCAATACAGGTAGTTTCGTAACCACATCTTCATTTAACGAATACACTGCATCTCAATCAACAGGTAGTTTAGTAACTTCAATTACAAGTTTAAACACATTTACATCATCGGTTGTATTGTTAAATGCAAATAACAGAATTACTGGCTCTCAAATAATGAGTGGCAGTTTGACAATAACAGGTAGTGCATTTGGTAATGTAGTATCAATGTCTATTACATCTAATACTGCATCAATGGATTTAAGTTTAGGTAACTACTTTACTTTAACATTAGCAGGTACTGCAACAACACATATATCTGCATCAAATGTTCAACCAGGTACATCTGCAACATTAGTTATTACAACAGGAACAAACTCATCTGCTTCATTAGCACCGACTATGTTACAACCATCAGGTAGTGCATACTCTGCAACTAACGGAAGTGGTAAGAAAGATGTTTTATCAATAGTAGCAGTTGCAAGTGGTGTTCCATTCGTAGTATCAACAAAAAATATGATTTAATGATATTTCAAAACTTTGGATTTAATAGAAATATAGTAACTACTGCAGCTGCACCGGCAATAAACTATGTTGCAGGTGCATATGTAATATATGATTTTGGTAATTCAGCTTCTTATCCAGGTACAGGAACATCGGTTTATGATGTAAGTGGAAATAGTGGCCCAACTGCAACATTTGTAGGTACACCTACATATAGCTCTGCAACAAAGGGTGGTATTTTAACTACTAATTCATCTAATTATATTGAATATAGTGGTACATTCCCAGCAGCATATACTGTTCAAGCATATTATAAAATAACATCAGGTACATCACCTGCATATCCTTATATTGGTGGACAATTTAATAACAATGGTGTATCAATAGCAATTGATACAGGTTGGCCTTTAAATAGTGGTGTATACCAGTTATACTACTACGGAGCACTTGGAACAACCAATTCAGGTGCAGCAAATGATGCAAATGCAGGAACTGATATTCAAAATATATTTACATTGTTTAGTGGAAGAAATAATGGAACTAATTCACAAAGTTATGTAGTAAATATTACAGAAGTTAATTCAACAACTAATAGTCATGATAGAACTTTATTTACTCCAACAAATCAAAATGTAAAGATAGGGTATGAAGGTAGTGGCGAATTAGTAGCATGGTTAGTATATCCATCATCATTAAGTATTGCTGATATTACACAAAACTATGACATCTTTAATGCAAGATAATGAATAACTATAAACTAACAGCAAACGGAATAGAGATGATAATCTCACAAGAATATTTAGAACATATCCAAAATAGAAATTGGGAATATGTAGAAGTAAATGTAGAACCGACACATACCATAGAAGAATTTATGGGTGCATCTTTAAACGAAATAATAATCAATCAATAAAAATAACGATTTTTTTAACATAAGGTGTTTTTACCTTACAAACAATTATAAAATGAATTCAAAGACAGTATTAAACAAAATAATGCAGATGTTATCATTAAACGAAGAAGTTCAATTAACATATGCTAAATTAGAAGATGGAACAATAGTTGAGTCTGCAACATTTGATGTAGGTGAAGACCTATTCGTAGTTTCAGAAGATGGAACTAAATCTCCAGCACCAGACGGAACACATGACTTAATGTTGAAAGATACAGAGGGAAATGAAACCATGCTTAAAGTAATCTCAAAAGACGGTAAAATCGTAGAAAGAGAAAATGTAGAATTAGCAGATGCTGATGCTGACATGATTAAAACAGAAAAATTACCATCAACGGGTAATGAAGACCCTGAAAATGTAATGCCAGAAGCAAAGAACTCTGTAACTAGTGGTACATTGAAAATGGCTGAGGAAACTGATGAAGTTGACCCTGATATGCCTGAAACAGATGGTGAAACAATGAAAGATGAAAAAGACATGGAAATGGAATTAGGTAAGAAAATGGAAGAAATGGCTTACAGAATTGATGAAATGGAAAAGAAAATGAAAGTGATGGAAGCAACAATGATGCCTCCAACAGACTCTATCGTAACAGAAGAAGAGTCAGGAACAATGATGGAAGCAGTAGACGAAGATGAAGAGTTACCAAAATTAGATGGTGCTCCAGTTGAAGATGCTTCTGCAATTCATAAGTTCAATTCAAACAGAAAAAATTATGGTCAGAAAATGGTTGATGCTCAATCTACTTTCTTATCAAAACTTTATAATTAAAATAATTTAACAAAAAAAAACGAATTAAAATGAACAAAAATCAAAAATTCGCTAATATCACAGGTGCTCAACCCACCTTTACGAGTCCATCTACACCAACTTATGCTGGTGAAGCGGCTTCAGGATATATAGCAGCTGCACTTTTAAGTGCAAACACTCTTGATAAGAAGTTAGTTACGATTATGCCGAATGTGAAATATCGTTCAGTAATCCAAAAGCTAGAATTATCAAACTTAATCCAAGACGCATCTTGTGATTTCGTAGCAGCATCATCTGCATCTTTATCAGAAAGATACTTAACTCCTGATGAATTCCAAGTTAACTTACAATTATGTAAGCAAACTTTCGTTCAATCATGGGAAGCGATGCAATTAGGTTTTTCAGCTTTTGATGAAATCCCTAAGAACTTTAACGATTTCTTAATTTCTTATGTAGGTGGTAATGTTGCTCAGGCAATTGAAACATCTATCTGGCAAGGTCAAGCTTCAACTAACGGACAATTTGATGGTTTCCAAACCTTATTGTCTGCTTCAGTAGCTTTAACTGCTGGTGGTTCTACAACAGATGCTTTACCTGCAAGATTAACAGGTAGTGGTTCTGTAATCATCTCTGGTAGTGTAACTTCACAGAATGTAATCTCTAAATTACAATCAATGGTTGATACAATCCCTAACACTGTTTATGGTAAACAAGATTTAGTTATCTATATTGGTACTGGTATCGCTAAGGCATATCAATTAGCAACTGCAGGTACTGCAGCAGGTGTTGCACCTGGTAGTGGAACTGGTTTAACTAACATTGGTGCTAATGGTTATCAAAATAGTTTTGTAATCGGTGAAAAACCATACAACTTCAATGGTATTGATTTAGTATTATGTCCAGGTCTTGCTGACTCTAAAATGGTAGCTGCACAAAAGAGCAATTTGTTCTTTGGTACAGGACTTATGAGCGACCAAAACGAGGTAAAAGTGATTGACATGGCTAATATTGATGGTTCACAAAACTATCGTATCATCATGAGATATACAGCAGCTGTTAACTTCGGTGTTGGACAAGACATCGTATACTACGGAGCTTACTAAAAAATAATTTAAGAAGGTAGGGGAGTAAAATTCCCTACCAACTTATCACAAACAAAAACTTAATAATATGCCTTATACATCAGGACAATGTACAGTATCACTTGGAAGACAAGAAGTCTGCAAAGAGTCGGTAGGTGGTTTACAAGGAGTTTACTTCTTGAATTACTATACTGCATCTGCAACTACTGGAGCTAACGACCAGGTAACTGCATTGGGTAACCCATCAGGTAGTTCAGCTTATTATTATGAACTTAAAGGTAACTCTTCTTACACAGAGACTGTTAACTCATCAAGAGATAATGGAACTACATTCTTTTCACAAGAATTGACTTTGAATTTGAAGAAATTAACTAACGAAATGACCACTCAATTAAAGTTGATGGCATACGGTAGACCTAAAATAGTAGTTTGGACATTAAATGGTGAAGCATTATTGATTGGTAACAAAGAAGGATGTGATGTAACTGCAGGAACTATTCAAACAGGTGGAGCATTGGGTGACCTTTTCGGTTATTCAATTACTCTTACAGGTTTAGAGAAAGAACCCGCTTACTTCTTATCCGGAAGCACAGTAAATAATCCTTTCGCTGGTTTAACAACACAACCAACTATCGTTTATGGTTCATAAATAATATTATGACTAAAAATATTAAACCCTTACAGAGATGTAGGGGTTTTTTTATTATCATAACTATTTCTACGAAAAGTAGTGTTTTTAATATACCAATTATACATAAACTAGGGATAATGCAATCATATTATATCAGTCAGAGCAACTCATACACATTTAGGACACAACCAACTGCATCTACATCAAATCAATTTACCATGTCACTAACTGATATGACAACATTGACTACATTTACTGCATCTATGTCTGGTATAACTTATGAAGGATATGAAAGTTATATTGGATTTACTGCAAGTATTAGTGGTGCAATTGTTGCATCAGAATATCGTGCAGTATTATATAATGGAACACCAACAGGCAGTGTAGATATATGGAGAGGTACAATGCAAGTATATGCATCACAATCAATAGATAAATCCGTATATGAAAACCAAATACCGCCAATAATATCACATGAAAGTGAGAACAAATACATAATTTACAACTAATATGAAAGGAAAACAGAACTTTGCGATAGTAAATGTTAATAATAACCAACTACCAGTAATTACAGAGGATACAAGAACAAGATATCCATTTGTACCATTTGGTGTTTACGGACAAGATGATTTTTTTGATGCAGTAATTGCTGCATTCAATGTATCAACAACTAATGCTGCAGCCGTTGAAGGTATTGCAGATTTAATATTTGGTAAGGGTTTATACTCTAAGAATGAAGTATTTAATGAGACATTACAAAAAATTGTACCACAAGAGGAAGTAAAAAAAGTTTCTTTTGACTTAAAATTATTTGGTAATGCAGCATTTCAAGTATATTGGGATGATACACATACGAAAGTAAAGAAAATGTATCATATTCCAGTTCAAACACTTCGTGCAGAGAAATTATATGGCAATCCAATGATAGAAAACTATTATTATTGTACAGATTGGACAGATGCAAGAAAAATCAAAGAGAAAAAGAAGATACCTGCATTTGAAACTTCTAATGAAAAGATGGAAATACTTTACATTAAGAATTATTGTCCAGGTCTATACTATTATTCTTTACCTGATTGGGTATCTGCTTTACAATTAGCAATGTGTGATGGTGAAGTAAGTAATTTACATTGGAACAACATTACAAATGGTTTCTTACCGTCTGTAATGATAAACTTTAACAATGGAGTACCTGCACCAGAAGAAAGAGAGACAATTGAAGATTTAATACAAAGAAAATTCACAGGAACAGATAA